GAAGGTCATGTTAGTCATCACGATGCAATATCCATTAGGCATCCCTCCCACACTGAGAACCAACATAGATTATGTATTTATTTTGAGAGAAAATTACATTGCTAATAGAAAACGAATTTATGAAAATTATGCTGGTATGTTTCCTACTTTTGAAGCATTTTGTCAGGTGATGGATCAGTGCACTGAAAATTATGAGTGTCTTGTTATTAACAACAACTCTAAATCTAATAAACTTAACGACCAAGTATTTTATTATAAAGCTGATGCACATAATGACTTCAGATTAGGCTCAAAGGAATTCTGGGAATTGTCTAAGGGAATGCCCGAAGAAGACCAAGAAGAACAATATGACCCTTCCAAGACTAAGAAACGAGGTGGAGGACCTCGAATTAGTGTTAAAAAGGTTAATAAATGGTAATATCTTGGTTTTGAAAATCTTGTTTTAAAAAATAAAACCAAAATATAATAATTTAAAGAGATATTTTGATTATAAATTATAATATGGAAAAACTTGATATCATTAGTTTAATTGAAACAAACCCTATTATAAAGCTAAATAGCGATTATAATAATAAGTTATTGAATAAAATTAAAAATGAATTTACAGATGACGAACAAAAATTATTTTTAACTAGCTTTTATTGTTATTTAAATTATCATCCTAAAAATGATTTTGTTATTGACTTAGATAATGTGTGGAAATGGTTGGGATTTAGTCAAAAATATAATGCAGAAAGAATTTTAGAAAAACATTTTATAATTAATAATGATTATAAAAATCTTGCTCCTCAAGAAGGAAAAGCAAGTTCAAAAAATGAAAAATGGGGAGGACATAATAAAAAAACTGTTATTATGAATATTAGAACGTTCAAATTATTTTGTCTTTTATCTGAAACTCAAAAAGCTAAACAAATACACAATTATTTTATAAAATTAGAAGAATTGTTGCACGAAGTTTTGGAAGAAGAGTCCTTGCAATTGAAACTCCAATTGCAAGAAAAAGATAAAATTCTACTAGAAACAAAACAAACCGCAGAAGAGGAGAAAAATCAGTTAAAGAAAGAAAAATTAAAAGAAATTGAAAAAGCGATTATTTCTCAATTTCCAGTCAATACAGAATGTATATACATTGGAACAATTGATAATACAAATGAAGAAAACGAAACATTAATGAAATTTGGACATACAAATGATTTATCGGTTAGAGTTCAATATCATCATAAACACTATAATAATTTTAATTTAGTAAACGCTTTTAAAGTTCAAAATAAAGTAGAAATTGAAAATTTAATTAAAACTGACCCTAAAATTAAAAAATATATTAGAACTATTCAAGTCAACGGTAAAAATAAAACCGAAATAATAGCTTATAACAATTCAAATTTTACAATTGATAAGTTAACCAAATATATAAAAGACATTATACATATGAAAATGTATAGTATTGAAAATTTTCATAAATTGACTAATAGAAATGAAGAATTAGAAAAAGAAAACGCATTATTAAACGAAAAAAATATTAAATTAGAAAAAGAATTATCCAACAAAAATATTCAATTAATTAATTTAAATAATAACTTTAATGAGTATAAAGAAAAGTATAATTTTGAATTAAAAAAAGAAGAATCAGTTTATCAAAATGTATTATTGCCAGAAGACGAAACAACACAAAAATTTAACGACTTTGTAGCCAACTCATGTATTATTCGCACTGACGTTGAAGAAAAATCAGTTAATTTAGAAGGTAGATTTAGATTATGGAATAAAATTAAACCTACAAAAGAAATGTTTCATTCTCTTAAAAATTACCTTGATACACGATTTAAACCAAGAAGAATAGAAGGACAACATGGATATGTAGGAATTAAGTTAAAACCTATTGAATACAAAAAAATGAGTGAACAATCGGATGTTGAAACTTTCATATTTCAAATGTGTCAATTTTCAGATTGCGGAAAGATACTGAACTCATCACTTTTGAGGGAATATCAAAAATGGAAAATGATGGTTGATAAATCTTTATCTGAAAATGACATGAAAGAAATTAAGGACTATCTTAACAATTGTCCTTATGCTTTAAAAGCTACTGTTTGGACAGATGAAGGAAATAATGAAGGATACTATGGTTTAACGTTAAAAGAAAAATATCAAAACGTAAAATCAAATTACATATCAACAACAGGTAAAAAAGTATATAAAAAACATAAAGAAACTAACGAATTATTATGTATGTGGGAGACAATTGCTAAGGCTGCTTTAAATGAAGGAATATCTACGGCTAAAATGAGTAGATGTGTTAAAAATAAAACTATAATTGATGACTATTATTACACAGATTTAAAATAAATATTATTATTATTTAAATATTATAAACAATTTTATGACAGTCAATTTAACTTTGCATTATAATCATATATTTAATGAACTTAATTATATGATTCTATTATTTTATTTCTTGTTAGCAAATGGTCCAGATTTCAACAAACTTTGACCATTATCAGTCTTTCCAATTACAACATTCTCTCCTTCGAATAATTCGGCACAGATGTCTGCAGTAGAAATGTTTTCTTGTTCACCCAATGCGAATTCTTGAGTATTTGTATTATTGACACCAATCAAGTTACCTTGTTCATCAATTGTTTGTGTAAGCGAATTTCCACTCTTTTCAGCTCTCTTTACATTATCTTCAATTGCCTTTTGCTTAGTTTCCTTAACACGTTGCTCGAATGCAGTCTTAGCATTAGCTTCATTCTTTTGTTTCTCATGCATCAATTGATTAAGCTCTTCCTCCATATATTCAACACGTCCAGTCTTATATGCTTCAGGGTCCCATGGCATCCATGTTCCAACTGGTCCAACAAAGACATCATGATTTGGGTCAATTTCTCTCAACATTTTACATCTTAATTCAGCTTCTTCTTGTGTTGGATATACACCGCGAACTTTAAGACCTCTTGTACTAGTTTGGAAGTTATTTGCAATGTCAAATTTCTTTTGTAAATCATCTTCATGATTATCTAAATAAGTTTTATAATCATCATCGAGTGAAGACTTTACCAAATTCTCTTTCTCTTCCTGAACAAAATCCTTAAAATCTTTATTTAAATCCTCAAATGAGAGATTATACTTAAAAGAAATAAAATTTACGAATTGAAGAAATTTTTCCATAGACTTATTGAATTCCCAGTTCTTTAGGAATTCTTCAAAAAAGAATACTTCCTTTTGCTTTAAAACTTTTTCTGGAGATACAAAAGACATGCAAACAAAATTTTGACCAGCAATTGGTTTATCAGTTTCTAATATATCGACATATTTAGGGTTTTCTTTTCCATTAGATTGCTTTCGCTCAAATCCCTTTTTAGAAGATTGCTTAGTTTTAGAACGATCCATTTTAATTAATTATTTTATTTATTTTTAAGTTTTTTAGCGCACAAATTATTTTTTCTTGATATTTAATATAATGAACGGTTTAATTAACGTTGGTGAACTTGTCAAGAGAATTATTAAGTACCTTGTTGAAGGTTTAATGGTCGCTATTGCTGCGTATGCTATTCCTAAACGTTCCTTGAACATTGAGGAAATTATTTTGATTGCCTTAACTGCTGCTGCCACATTTAGCATTCTTGATACCTATGTTCCATCCATGGGTGTAACTGCTCGCAGTGGTGCCGGATTTGGTATTGGTGCTAATCTAGTCCGTTTTCCTGGCGGGTTTTAAGACCATAAATGGTAACAATTAATATATAATTTCATAAAATTTGAAAATAATGCTTTTATGAAAATAATATAAACATATAATTTTATTTTTATTATAATAAAATGAAATTTAATAATGAAACTCTTATTGAATATTGTAATACAAATAATATTACTTTATTAAGGTCATATGAAAATATAAATAGAGAAAGTTATATTGAAGGCAAATGTATTTGCGATGGATGTGAAAACAACTTTAATAAAAATTTTAGACAGTTAATAAAAACAGGAGCTTATTGTAGTGGTTGCATGACTAATATTTCAAATAATAAAATACGAGATGCAAAAGTTAAATATGATGTAAATATTTTAAATGAATTTTGCGATAAAAATAATATATTTTTAACAGATGATTATTCAAATCAATTTGTTAATAGGGATACAATAATTGAAGGAGTTTGTAAGAATATTGAATGTGAAAATATTTTTAGTAAACCATTCAGACAACTATTAAAAATTAATGGCTATTGTGAAAACTGTAGCAAAGAAAATGGTAAAGTTAAAATTGTAGAAACAAATATAAAAAAATATGGCGTTGATAATGCTATGAAATGTCAAGATTTTAAAGATAAACTAAAACAAACTATGATAAATAAATATGGCGTTGAACATAACTCTCAATTAGAAAACATTAAACAACAAAAGATAGATAAAAGTATTGAAAAATATGGAACAGACTTTGTTCTACAATCTTCTGAAATAAGAAATAAGATAAAACAAACTAATTTACAAAAATATGGCGTAGAAAATCCTCAACAAAATAAAGTAATCAAAAATAAAACTTGTTCTACTAATATGGATAAATTTGGTTGTAAATCGCCTACAGGTGATAAAGTTGTGAAAGAAAAAATATATAAAACCAATATGGAAAAATACGGAGTTCCACATCATTCACAAAACTCAGAAATAGCTGAAAATATGTTAAAAAGTTCGTATAATAAAAAACAATATATATTGCCTTCAGGTAAAATAATAACATATCAAGGTTATGAAAACTTTGCACTTGATGAACTTTTATTTGAAGAAAAAATTAATGAAGATGATATTGTTACAGAGAGAAGTAATGTTCCAGAAATATGGTATAATGATGTAAATAATAAACGACATAGACATTATGTCGATATTTATATTAAGTCACAAAACAGATGTATTGAAGTTAAATCAACTTGGACTAATCAAACCAAGAATAATGTATTTGAAAAGAAAAATGCTGCGGAAAGTTTAGGATATAAATATGATTTATGGATTTATGACAAAAAAAGAAACAAAATAGAATTATAATCTTATAATAATATATTATGGCAAAAAAACATACGCGTAATAGAAGACAAAAAAGAAGGATATCTAGAACAAGAAAAATGGTTGGTGGTGCGTATTCACAATCAGAAATACAACAATTGCAAACTGCTCAGTTCTCAGAAAATCAAATTCAATCTTTACAAGATATGGAAATCCCATTTAACGAAGTTATATTTAAAGTCTATCAATTACAAAATCAAGTTCCTGGTGACGAATTGGCTGAGCAAGTAATGATTGAAATTCTTAATGAACAAATATTTCAAAATCCAAATGCAGAAACTATAGATGCTATACCACATGCTCAAGATGATGCTCACGATATGGATTTATCATTTAATAGCGATAATGGTTCTTTACATATGTCCGATTTAGATGTAACACAAGACAGTATGAGGGCAAATACTACTGTTGCAGATGAATCATTTGGCAATTCTAGTATGTCGGATGGTTCTATGTCATCAATTTCATCTGGCAATGAATCGTTAGCAAGTGAATATGGTGGAAAACGACGCAGAAGAAAAACTTCTAGAAAAGGAAGAAAGACTAGAAAAAGTAGAAAGCAAAGAGGTGGTATGTGTTATGGTAATGGTGTAGGTGCTAATAGCTATGACCCTAACTATTCAATATATAACACAAATATGTTGAAACTTTTCCCATACAAAGCTCAATAATCAATTAAATAATTTTATTTTAAATCGTAGGTATAAATTCCCAATCTAATTCTTCACAAATCTTTTTCCAAATAATATCTTGTTCCATTCTTTTTTCTGGGTCTTTTAGCATTGGAAAATGTTCTAGATATTTCTCTTCACCTAAAAGTTCGCAAAGCTTGTATGCTGTATAATAGTAATTTAAGAAATTAACTCGGTCATCTGGACAATATTTTGAATAAGGAGCTTGAAGTTCAATAAATAAGTTGCAAAGTGTCTCTTCAAGTTCGGGCGACATAATTGGTGGTTTAATTCCCAATTTGTCTTTGATAAATGGTATATGCTCATAATACTTATTATACCCAAGCTTCTTCAAAATTTCTTTTGTCTTTACATTTGTAATTTGTGCTATTTCAATTCTCTCCTTCTTAATTTGTAACTTTATATTTTCAATAACATCTTCTGGTATCTGAGTTGTTTCTTTGCCTTGAAATTGAGCTAATATTTCTTTAAAATGATTAATGCGTTTATAAGCATAAAAACAAACTTCTTTTGGTGGTTCCTTATAAGAAGGCTTTTCATTTTCAATAAGATATGGAATGCTTCTTGAACACACATTGCAAACCATAATGCCATCTTCTTCTAATGGAATTAATTCACCTTTGTGACACACTTGGCAAATATCTGTTGGATAAACAAAGTTATTAATATCTAAAAAATCATCGCTTACATTAGTTAAGTATTTAAGAACGATGTTGCAATTATCTTTTTGAACAATTTTATTTGCTATATCATCTTCTTTAATTTTAAAAAAATTGTTAACTAATTTTGTTTTATTAGTAACAGTCTGTGTATTTGTACCAGTTGATATATTTTTCTTATTTTCAAAATATTCAAATATAAATTTTGAATTATCAAGAAAATAATCTTTCTTTTTCATTTTT